GGGCCGTTCACTGTGGCCAGCTTTATCCGGATTAACCTATCCGGAGGAGTTGTCCCTTTTTGGCGATTCTCGATTGAGGTGAATAGCCTCAGTCGCGGATCTTAAGCCTGGTATCCCTAGGATAAGTGACTCATCGTGAGTACACAGAGACGTGATGTCAGAGTACACCCCCAGACGCATGAAGAATTTACCTGAAAGGTAAATCTCCTTGGCAGTCGGTTTCAGTGGATTCACTGGAACGACCGCTGGTGCTACCCCAAGCACCATGTCTGGTGATACCAGAAGCTCGGCTTCTGCCTGGCACACTGTGTTCCACAACTCGTCAAGAGTTGCTTCACACGTATGTTCAAGCAGATCCGCGGGCATAGGTCTTAATCGTGAACAGACCTGTATCGTCTTCAATGGACGACGATATTTCTCTTCCCACTCTGTATAACAAGTTACCTTGTTTTTAAGAGTTGGAAAGCAGGTCAGAAGCTTGCTCAGATATTTTAGATCTGGAGACAAACTTGTCCAGATTAAGGTCGACAGACCTGCTGGTGACGAGCACCCTTTCCATGAGGAAAGGAGTGGTTTCAGCTCAAGATACTTCCTGTAGACGATATCAGCTCGATAGCTGATAGCCTCACAGGCTATATCCCTTGCTGCCTCGTTAATCCTATCATTTCCAAGACTAAGTGAAGTCTTAAAATCAGTCCGAAATAGACTCATCGTAGGCATTAACGCCTTGATCGAGTCTACAATCGTGACCCTTGGCATACCCTCAAGCCCAAACCGTAAAGGTAAGAGCTCAAGAGTACCCAAGGTCTGAATTAAGACCACCTTAGCAGCTATATCTAACTTCCCTAACTTTCTTGCATCCACTATCTGTTTATAGACAGTAGGACACACGACAAGCTTCAGGTAAGAAGAGAACCAGCCGGGTTTGCTGAAATCTACTAGCCCCCTTCTGACCAACCTTAATGCCATTTCAACGCGCTTACAAGGATTGTAAGCCGAGAGCTCCTCACGCAATGAAATTGGTGAGAAGTTCCTCATATACTGGAGTATCTGAGACGCAAAGTCAAAGAACCCATTAGATGATTGAAGGGATTTTGGAAGGGAGATTGGGATTTGTAACATTTCGCAAACCGCAAGGTAGGATTGGGCGACCTTACTATCCCCGATTACGATGTCGTCACCGAGTATCCTGTATCCCCAAAAGGGGTACATTTGTACTTTGGCGGCAGCGTACTGGAGCACCGAATGGTGCACAATGGCCATCGAAGCCCAAGAGGACAAAGCCCCCATGGGTTGCCCTCGACGGTAACGGGTCACTCCAGACTTCAGAATCTCATTCGAGACGGGGTCTCGATATGTGTATCTGAACCATCGGTCAGTTAGCAAGGCCATCCATGACGAAGCTCTCTCCTGAGACCAGAAAGCTCCAAGCACTATGGTGTATAGTTCTTGAGGAATCATTTCCGTTGCGGATTTGAGATCGAAAGAATATACATTCTTTCCAACCTCTTTCGCAAAAGAACGGAGACTACCCTCTTGTGAGAAGGTAGCATCCGTCGGAAGTGACGCCAAAAGAGAAAATAGCCATTCGTGAATGGGCTTTAGGGTCTGCTGGCTCCACCAATCTACGATAGCAATTACCCTAACTTTTCCGGCTGGCTCCTGTAAAAAAGCCAGTTTGGTTAAGAGAGGGCGACTGCTTTCTTCACTAAAGTCTGACATCCACGACCAAGTCGCAGATGTTTTGACTGAAGTGTCGGTCGTAAAAGGTGTGGACGATTCTGTATCGTAGAAGCCAGGCAGCTTATCTCCCATGGGTAACGAAGCGAACAACCCGGCATGCCAGTCGTATACGCCTTTAGAGACTCTTAACTTAGACTGGTCCCGAGGAGCAGCGGGCTTTTCGCCTTTTGCCTCTCGTTCCATATCTAAATATAGAGCCATAAAGTCATATTCGCCGGCCGCCTTGTTGTAACCCGTTTGGTCAGTAATCTGGGTCTTCATCTCTGGTATCATCTTCAAGATGGCCTTTAACAGCCACTTGTTGATGCCCCAAACCGTTGAAAAGCGGAATAGGGGGATTAACTTGAGAGCAGTGATGCTCGCTTGAGAATCATTAAGAGCTGAAGATACCAATGACTCCGCATGATCGATCAAGTCAAGAGCAATCTTAACAAGATCTTTCACCGTGGTCTTACTGGTTAACGGTCTCTGGTTCAGAGTTTCACTCATCCATCCATCTCGGATAGCCAAAAGACGAAACCACGCGAATAGATCGGGTAATAACCCGGCTAACGCAGGTCTCATATTAGGCCCCGATTTGAATGAAGAGTAGAACTCTGGTTCCGAATAGTCTGGTTTAGGCTTTCGGTTCAACACGTCCTTAAACAAGTCTAAAAACCTTGTTTGGAACAAAGTAAACTCCTGTACAACCCATTCTGGGAGAACTACGGGAGTCGAGATGACTCCAGATAGATCCGGCATTGGTGTTTTCACGACCATTGCCTTATAATAATGGATCAAGGAGATCCATAGTCGAATACTTTGAACCGGGCGTGACCGGAGTACGCTCCGTGCTCGTGGTGGTAATGCTCTGGGTAATCCGTTGCACAGGGCGATCCGAATACCCAACTTTTCAGTTGAAGTATAAGGATTCTTACCTAAGAACGCCTTTATAACAAGTGCGTAGATTTTTAATCTCTTAGTCAAGGTAAGACCGCCCTGTGATCGGAAGATTAACAGGACGTGCTCCGCGAACCCATTCAACGAGTCACGAAATCCTCGTCCAGATGCCAGGCCAAAGAGCTTGAAGTGAAGGAGGTGCCCCCACTCCAAGGTTAAGTCTCTGAGGTTTCCCTCATTGACTTCGACCGCGGGCTGAGGAATATTCTCACTAATCTCCTGGTTCACTCTAGCCGATTTGCTGGAGACGTAATGGTTAATAAATTTAATCATAGGACTAGTAAAAAGTCCCCATATACGTCCTTTAGCATCTCGATTAGAGCCCAAGCCATCGTTCAAAAAACTATGCTGGGACCTTTTGGGGGAACCCTTAAGGTTTGGATCGTTAGATGAAGAGGAC